AGCACTACCCGCTTATTGGATAGACGGAACGCGGACAGGTGGCCGAGTGGTCGAAGGCGCGCGCCTGGAAAGTGCGTAGGCGGGTGACCGTCTCGAGGGTTCGAATCCCTTCCTGTCCGCCACTTGCCCTCGCGAAAGCGTTCTCCCGATCCGGCTCCGGCCGGATTTTCTCGTTGTTTTCGAGGGTTATGCGGGAGGGGCTGAGCACTGACCTCTGGGCCAAGGAGTCAGGAAGTGGTCTCTCCGGGCCAATATTCTCCGGACCTCATGACTGCGCCGATTTGGTGAATAGCTTTTAAGTATATGAAATTGATTACATTTTCTGGGGCTACAGCTAAGCATTTCGATGCCAGTGGCGTTCGAAAGAAGGAACCCACATCGAACACTTAACGCGCGCAACATACCTCTGCAGCGCTCGATCAATCACTTGGAAGTCCTGACATCTTGGCCTTCTCTTGCGAGTGCCGAACCCTCGCGTTCGCCTAACTCGAGCGCGTCAGCTTCAGTGTGCAGCCATGCTGAAAGTCGGTCGGTGGTCAAGGTAACCTGTTCGGGCTTTCGCAAGGCGCACTCCCATATTGTCGCCACACGCCAGCCCCCCGAAAGAAGCGCGCCTCGAACGGCGCTGTCCCGCACGATATTCGCGTCGAACTTTGCCTGCCAGAATTCCAAGCGCGTCGCGGGAATGGAAGCGTAGCGGCATCCCTCATGCCGATGCCAGAAGCAACCATGCACAAAGACAACGGCGCGGTACCTGGGAAGGACTAGGTCGGGTCGTCCGTGGACTTTCTTCGAATGAAGCCGGTAGCGAAACCCGCGTGCGTGGAGAGTCCGTCGAAGCGCCAGCTCAGGCTTCGTGTTCTTTCCTTTGATCCCTGCCATCATGCGGGAGCGAGTCTCGCCATCGACGATGTCCACCATCTCTCCTCCTTGCCATGTCTGCGAAAAGCTGGAAAGAGAAGACACCGGAGGAATGAATTGTCAAAACCCGTTCAAATCGTTGATCTGTTTTCAGGCCCGGGAGGGCTCGGGGAAGGATTTTCTTCTTGCAAGAGGAATGATGGGTCGCGCGCCTATGAAATAGCTGTCTCGATAGAAAAGGATCTTGCTGCGCACAAGACGCTGAGGCTTCGAGCATTCTTGCGGCAATTCGATGAACTCCCGCCCGAATACTACTCATGGATTGCCGGGAAGCACGAATGCCCGGATTGGAAAGAACTGTACCCTCCGCAATGGAAAGCGGCCGAAAACGAGGCGCTTTGTGCAGAGCTCGGGAAACCTGAAACGACAGCAATTCTCTCTGAGAGGATTTCTTCAACGAAGCGGTTGGCGGGCGACCTCACTCTCCTGATCGGGGGTCCCCCTTGTCAGGCTTACTCCCTTGCCGGGAGGTCAAGAAACGCCGGTATTCGGGATTACAGACCGAAAGACGATGACCGGCACTTCCTTTATCGCGAATATTGCCGAGTGTTGAACGAATTGAGCCCTGCGGCATTCGTAATGGAGAACGTCAAGGGCATGCTTTCTTCGTCTGTCGAGGGGCTGGCGATCTTTGAGCAGGTCGTTTCCGACCTTGAGCATGCAGGCCCGGGTTACAAGCTTATTGCCCTGTCAGCTGACCTCCAGCCTGACGCAAATCCTGAACCGAGAGACTTCGTCATCCGGGCCGAAGATCACGGAGTTCCACAGGCACGACACAGGGTCATTATCGTCGGCATCAGGTCTGATGTCACCAGTGATAGCATCACGAAACTCCAAATGCGAAACGCGGTGGTTCCAGTCAGAGACGTGCTGACAGGCTTGCCTCGACTAAGAAGCGGCTTGAGCAGACGTGATGACGAGCATGCGTGGTATGATGCGGTGGTCGACGCTATGGAGTCTGTCGGCAAGATCGTCCGGGATTATCCGGGCGAGAACTTTGGCGTCTTTCTGGATGAGCTGGATCGGGTCGAGGAACGGCTCCTAGCGACTTCACAGATGGGACGCGTGAGCAACGCAAGAAAACCTCTTTCCAAGAAGCTGCAGCCGGGACTCGCTGCGTTTCTGGACGATCCGAAGCTCGTCGGCGTCTCGGGTCACGAAACCCGAGGCCATATGCCATCCGATCTTGCGCGCTACCTCTATGCTGCCTGTTTCGCGAAGGCCGAGGGTCTTAGTCCACGCGCGCACCAGTTTCCGGACATGCTAGCGCCAAACCACAAGAACTGGAATACGGGCAAATTCAACGACAGATTCCGCGTTCAGATTGGTACAGCTCCGGCCTCCACTGTAACGAGCCACATCTCGAAGGACGGGCACTACTTCATTCACCCGGATCCGACCCAGTGCCGCAGCCTGACCGTACGCGAGGCCGCGAGACTGCAGACTTTCCCTGACAATTACCACTTCATGGGCAATCGCACCGAGCAATTCGTGCAGGTTGGCAATGCAGTGCCTCCATTTCTCGCGAGGCAGATCGCAGACGCCCTGTTGCCTGTATTCGAAGGCCTTTAAGCTTCAGCTTGTCAATTCAAGGCTCGCATGTGAGAAGCCTTCATCTTGGAGCTTCTTGAGCGCGCTCGTGGCAATGGCGCACTGCTTGTCCGAGGGCATCTTGTTCGGGATCGCAGCGCAGGTCTCCAGAATGCCGTTTTCTCGCGGAGATAAAAGCCCCCGTTCCCGTGCCCAATTGCGAGCTTCTGCCCAGAACGCAGCGCCGAGCCTATGCACTTCGAGCTCTGCCTCGACGCTGGTCTCGACAGCCTTTTCTGCACGGGCTTCTCTCGCCCGTTCATTGGCCAAGTCCGGCGAGACCAGAGCGCGGTCGAATTCCCCCGGGTAGCTCAACTCGCGATCTTCCAGTCCCTTCCAGCAGGCCTGCTTCTTGGCCCACTCGCTGAAGTTCCGCACCCCCTCGGGCGGGTGCGTGATGACGTCCTGTGCTTCTGCGGCAGAAACCAACAAGGCTGCCTTCAGGTCGGGCGAGACGTCTTGGTATCTCCAAACGGCGTCGAGATCGACCACCATGTCCCGTCCTTCTGCGTCATGTACGAGCTTGGCGATCGCATAGGTTACGATGTTGGCGCGATAACCGCCTTCGTACCACTCTGCGCCTGAGACAAGCTTTTCGGTGGTCCGGAAGATGATGGCCTTTGCGATCATGCGCCTGAACCAGAGCTCATCGAACGCCGCGCCTTCAGTGCCCCACCGCTTGCCGATTTGCTTGGCGAATTCCGCAAAGTTCTTCTGCGCGCCAAGGCTCACGATATGTGGCAGGCAGGCCCAAGTGTTCTCGAACTTCGCAAGGTCGGTTTTCGTGAGGAACTGAGAACGCGGGAACTCGGCATCGAATTTCTTTCGCTCCGCAATGGTCCTTCGACCACGTTCGTCGGCATATTGCCCCCTCGCACGCTCGTAGAACCATTTGGTGTCCCGATACCCGTCTTCTCCCCGCGCCAAGACCTTGCGCGACAGCTCTTCCGTACGGATGTGGAAAGGATGGTTGGCGAAGAAGTCCGCCGCGTTCACCTTGTTCTGGCTGTTCGCGTATTCTGAGATGCGCGGTACCACTTGTTCGGATTTTTCCCGCGGCACGATTGTCAGCTTCATCTGTACGTGGACAAGTTCTAGCTGTTCAGAGAATGCCTTGCGCGCAGCGTGAAGTGAAGCAGTCGTTTGGCCACCATTCACGATCTGAAGATTGTCCGCCCTTACCAACTGGAGGCCGAGATCGGTCTGCTCCACCTCAATCCCGTCGGCCGTCGCACTGAGACCGTTGTTGTAGGAAAAGAACATATGCGGCTCATCGCGGATGGTGTTGCGAATGCCCTGATTTACCTTACCGCGTGCCTGCAGAAAGCTTCTTACGTTGGCCTCAAGCAGACGCGGTCCCCACTTGTCGTAGATGGCCGCCAGCTGTTTTCCGGGAATGACTGCAAGGTAGCTTTCGAGTGCGCTGTCGCTTCCGGATGCCGCAAGAAGAGGAACGCCCCCGCCAAAATCCCTGTCGAAATCGATGATTAGGTTCGCCCGTGCCTGCCCCTGTTCGATGTATTGCTTGAGACGCTTCAGGTCCCAGACGCTGAGGGTAACCGGTCTGCCATCAAGATCCTTAACGTTCGCCGCATCGGCACGGGCGCGAAAGTCTGCGTTGGTCACGATGATGAGCTTGACCTTCTCGACGTCTTTCCACGTCGTGGCAATTAGGTCTGCTACGCCGAACCCCGCACTGGTCTCTTCCAATTGCTCCCGGAAATCGACCTTGAGACTTGATACAACGAACCTGTAGACACGCTGTAGAAGGCGCTGGATCTGATCCTTGTTTTGAACACGCACCTCGTCGGAAAGCTCGAAGTCGCACAAAACGACGCTTAGAACGCCGTCACCATCCCTTGGATCCCCACCATAGCCGTCGATCCGCATAGGATTTCTGGCACCGCCGCCCTCGAAATACGCCCTGTTGGCGCCATCCAATTCCCCGGCCTCGGTTAGCAGTTCGCCCACCTTCTCGAAAAACGCTTCGACTGTGACGAGACCGAGAACGTCAGCATCGCCCTGAATGTCCGCGATGAGTTCATGATGGAATTCTTCCAGATCACTCATGGTCAAGCCCTCCTCGGATGACGTCGATCAGATCACCTTCCAGTTTGAACGGTTCGCAGGCATCGAGAGCGATCGCGTACCGGACATTCTCCACGCCCGGCGCAAGAGGTGTGGAAATCCGAGGAAAACCTTCTGTCACCTCGTAGTCCTTCGCAGCGCCAAGAAGCCATCGCCGCTCGTCGTAATCGTTCTCGGAATCATATCCTGTCGAATAGAGCGTCTCTTCCCACGCATCGAAGGCCGCGCCGTCATCTTCGAACATCTCGGACGTCATTCGCACGTGATCATGCAGGCTCTGACCTTCCGGCAGGACGGCCGACGCCACATTGACCACACGAAGGCACAGGCGGCTCCCTTCGACATCCGCAAGCTGGTCTTCGGACGAAATGGCTACGAACGGCTTTGCAGCCACCCGCCTTGCCTTCACCTCGACGCAGCTTCCGATGAGCTCGAAGTCCTTCGCCGAGCCGGTCGGGCCGGTCCAGGCCTCGATTGCAGTCTCTGGGCCGAATGCGGACACAAGGTCCCGAACGAAGGCCAACTCGCCGACAAGCCCCCGCTGCTCTTCAACGGACAACCCATTTGTCTTTCCACCACGCAGAAGGTGATACCATCGCCGTGTGCGTTGCAGCGCTCTGACGAGCGCTTCGTCGCGATCCGCACCTGCCTCTCCGGCCTCAACGACATCCCGGCAAAGGGTTTCGAATATCTCAACCTGACTTCGTTCCTTGAGGCCGAGAACGAATGCCGATCCACCTGAAACAGGGCGGAACGAAGCGACAAGGTTTTTCAACTTCGGTAGTCGCGGCAATGGTTGCGGCAGGCCGGGCAGCCTCAACATCAGGCCTGGCATGCCCGCTTCCAGTACCACCCAGAAGAAATCGAAGCGGCCCGCGACATCGACCCGCTTTGCGTCGTCCGGGTCGAGCCTGTCCCAAGGATCACGAGGCTTCAAGATCAGCCTCCTGATCATCGTCCTCGTCGTCTTCCCCGAAGAGCTCTCTGAATTTCACGGTGTTTACAATGAACTCTTCGCCTTCATCCTCATATTTGGACTCGGGCAGGCTGATTCCCCAAGCAACTACGGGATCCGACGGAATCAACGTAGCTTCATTCTTGGTTTCTTCTCCTTTCGGTGCTCTGCCCTTCACGAAATACAGAATGAAAAGGCCTAGATCCCTTTCTTTCCGATAGATCGAGTCCGGATAGTTCACTCGCTCAACTTCCGATCTTCCCGCTTTCGCTCGATACGTTGCTTCCGCAGCTTGAGCCTTCGACGCGTCGACCCCAGCCTTTTCAATACCACGAGACGCAACTCTCATTTTCTTCCCACTGAAAGACATAAAATCATGCTTCAAGTCATGAAGGTCAACAGAACGGTTCGCCGGAACAACGCTGGTTCCCAATGTGTCGTCCGCTGTTCCCTTTTCTAGACTTGGGATAAGAACGTCCCATGTCTGCAACTGGTCGCTTTTTCTTGCACGGATATAGCTACGGATAGGACGGGGGTCTGTCGTCACACTGCGATCTTCATTGCGCCAGCCCGCGAGAAATTCATCTACGTAGCCCACCGGAACGCCTCTTATGAGTCTGCCCCATTGTGTTTTCTCTTCATGAAACGTCCCAGCGTCAATTTTCGAGATCAGCGATTTCGCGAGTTCAAGATTGGCGGCGAGATCACTAGGTTTGATACTGACTTTGGCGGTTTCTACGAACTTATTGGATAGGCCAATCCGCATAGTGACCTTCTGGCCGGACCCCAACTTATTTCGCGCAGTCACCAGCAAAGAGGCGGGATGGCTCCGCACCGCAAGACCAAACATTCGCGGAGTCGCCTTGGCCTTTTCCATGGTGCGCAACTCATCATGCAGTTCATCGGCAGCATTGGCGATGAATGCGTACCAATCTATTGCCTCACTTGGCATCCATATGCGGCAAAGGTCTTCGTAACCGCCCCGATAGCCGAACCAGCGCCCCATCTGCATGAGGGTGTCGTACATCATGGTGTTGCGTAGGAACCAAGTGACCGTGAGGCCCTCCAGCGTAAGACCGCGTGACAGAGAGAACCCGCCAACAGCAACGACGGTCTGTCCACGTTCACCGGAATTCGAATAGTCCAGATCGTTGGCCCGGCTATTCACTTCGACGATTTTGGCCGATGCAATTGCATCAAGCAGCGCAAACTGAACCTCAGACCAATCGGGTTGCGTTTCGGAGTATTCTTCTAGCCAGACGCTATGGAGCGCCGCGATTTCTGGATCTCTCAATGCTGCAGTGCCCCGGCTGGCATTTATCCGAACAGAATTCTGGATCCGCTCGAGTGTTTCATGCAGGCGGTTTCGCAAGCGCCCCTGAACGGCGGTGAAACGGCTCGCGTTTACAAGCATAGAGCAATGTGCGGCCTTTTGCCCACGCAAGTTCCTGATGGTTCTCGCCAGCAGGAAAGTTCGCAACGCCCGCGTCAGTGACGACGGCAGCGCATCTAGTTCGTGATCGATCTTGTGTTTGATTGGCAGTAAATCTTCGTTGTCGGTGATATACCGAAGCCACGTCGGATCGCCCTCCTCAGGCAGCCCATCGACGAAAATCTTGGTCGGGCCAAAGTAGTTCGATGGCGCATCTAGACCGATGATGAAATCCCTCGGGAAGAGGTCTTCATTGTACATCTCGTCATCTTGATCTGGGTCGATGAAGATGTTGGCGAACGGGGTTGCAGTGTAGCCTACATAGCAGCTCCTGTGGAACATATTCAGCAGATCACGAATCTGGCCATTAATTGTAGTGACAAGTTTCTTGCCATACTTCGTGTTGATTGATGCGTTGTCAGCTTCATCGTCAATCAACAGCATCGGCTGATCGATCATGGCTTTTTCGTCGCGTACACTGGTGTCGCGAAGCCACTCGAGCAAGTTCTCGAGAGTTCGGTGATTTTTTTTGATAACAAAAACTACTGGCTCAACATATGCACCAAATCCGCTACTGTCCTCTGATGCTCGCGCCTTGTTGAAGTCGAATATGCGGGTAGTTAGAGGTACCGGTCTGCGACTGGGGTCAAATTCACCCGCACCCAAGACATACTTTCTACCAGCAATCTCCCGACCCCAATTTTTACCGCTATCATAGCCCAAAAGGCCTTCGTCTACACGTTCTTGAGTTTGATTCCGAAGGTTGTTGTGAATTCCTGCAATGACGATGATAAGCCTATAACCTGCATCTGCAGCTTTGCAGATCAGGCCCGTATAGTTGGCGGTCTTTCCACTTTGGACATGACCCACCACCATACCACGGCGATCCCATGGCACCTGCTTGTCAGGGTTTCCCAAGCGACTGAGAATCGTATCAGTGACCTTATCTGTCGAAATCACAACGTCCTTGGGAAGGCCGTTCTGCAGAAGCAGTTTCTGGTAACGGTTCCAGTAGAACGGTTCGATAGTTGGTTTGGCATCATCAAGCCAAGGTTCGAAGTCTTCGCTGTCAACGACTGCGCCAAGGCCAGCTTTGATGCCCTCCTTGGCCTCGATTTCTTTGGCAATCAGCTCAATTTCGTCATCAGTCACCCCTGGAGGATTTCTGCGCGCATGTACCATGTTTAGTTCGGAGATATAAGCGCGCAATTCTTCCCCAGTCATTTTCGGGCTGTCAAAAAGATCCATTTCGACAGTATTCTTAAGTTTTTCGAACGCATTTCTCATTGCTCTACCTCGAGGAGAAATCTTTGTAAAATAGGCTCAACGCTCTCCCACTGCGAACGCAAGAATGCATAATTTCTCATTGTATCAGTTAGGGTGTCAGTAGACATGCCATTTTCCAATAGGTTGACTGCAAGAGAATAGATCAGCTCTTCTAAATCAGCGGCTGATGTTTCGTCAGCTGTCACTGCCTCGGCGTTTCCGACGAGTTCCGCGTGTAGTGTTTCAATTGGCAAACCTGACCCGACAATGCGCAAGCATCGCTCGAAGCCCTCTCGCAGTTCTTCGGGCAGTCGCTCAGCGTACGTCCTGAATACCGGATGATCTTGATTGGGACGAAAGACGATCTGTCCATCCTTGTGCACCCGATTCCAAATTGGGAAACGGGTTTCATCCACTAGCTTCTGACCCCTACTTCGGTAAGTGCGTTTGGAAGTCCCAACGAACCTCTCAACCACCTTTCTCAGGCGCTCACGCACCACCGGCGGCAACTGCGCCGATGCCTTTTTGACGTCAATCTTCCACTCCGCATCCATCGTGTTCGGGATATCGACGGCTATCCGACAGAGCTTTGTGAGTTCGGTTTGGCGTGCGAGACCCAGCCATCCCCCTGCGATAATGAGACGTTTCTCGCGATAGACATAGAGACCCTGCGACTTCAAATGACCCTCCGGACCGCCAATTTCCTCCCACTCTTCGCGGCTTATCCGCTTGTGATGGGGAAGCGTATGGCACCTGATGAGAACGTCACCCTGACGCAGGCGAAGTATTTCCTCCGGGTCCTTTTGCGTTGCAGCATTCGACGTTGCCATGGGATCGATGGGTTTCAGGGGGCGGCCGTTCAGTGACAGTTTCAGACGCGGCTTTGAACCTTCCAGAAAGCGATGAAACACCAATCGCAGATGATGTTCTGCGCGGGACAACTCCGAATTCATGTGCTCGGCCCGCTTCGCACGGTCATGCGCATAACCACCGCTCAAGCGATCGAGTTTTTCCCAGACGACAACCGTTCCGGTCTCCGGAAGTAGGTCATCTCCCGTAACGAGTTCGGGATTGTCGATGAGTTCCAGGCTCCAGTTGTTGCGTTTCGCCACGCGATCTAGGTCCCAGCGCGCGCAAGATGTTCGGCCCTCTTGCCGCGTCACAACAGTCAAACTTCGGCACTGTGAGAAGCTGGCACTCTTCAGGCCGAGACCGAACCGGCCGAGGTCTTCTGTGTCGCGCTCGTCAGTCGGGTTCTTCGAGCCAAGACGCATAGCCTCAATCAGTTCGGCCTCCGTCATGCCTGAACCGTCATCTGCCAGCGCTATCCACGGCTCGTCAGCAACAGTGTCTGCGATCAATTCTACTGACTGCGCGCCGGCGGTAATGGCGTTATCGATGATGTCGGCGAGAGCTGTCTCGAGGCTGTAACCAAAGTCACGATGGCCCTCGATGAGAGAAGCAGCGTATGGCGTCGCATCGACTTCTCGTGTTTTGGGTTTTGGATTCGAAGCATCTCGCATGCCTCAAATCTTAACGTGCGCTCACTGGGATACAACCGCAAGAGAACAGATACGCTGTAACATTATGAGGCCAAAATACGGACCATCCCGCGTTTTCAGGTCTGCATGAAGAGCGCCACTTGCATCTCCCACTCGGTTGGAAATGGATTCAGAAGCCGTGCGAGCGTCACCTCCGGCCCCTGCTTCCCGTCCAGGATCGCCTCGACGATGTCCGGCGCGAGCAGCGTCAGGCGCAGGACACGGGTCATGTAGGAGGGCGCGATGCCCTCGCGCTCGGCCAGTTCGGCGATGGTGGCGAACTCCCCGGATTCGAGCATCCGCTTCCACCGGAACGCACGGGCCATCGCCTTAACGAGCGCGTTGTCGGTCCGGCGCGGTTGCTTGACGCAGTCCGGCAGCTGCATCTCCTTCCGCCCACCACGCTTAACGATGCGGAATGGCACATTCAGTGTCACGGTGTCCGGGATCGGCGTCCTGCTGGTCATGCTGCCGCCTCAATGCCGCCTGCAAGCATCTCGCGCGCTAAGCCACTGAGGCCGTCGACGCGCAGCCGGACATTGAGCCCGTCCATGCGGATGTCCACGCGTTCAACCAGCAGCGCCACGATGCGCGCCTGTTTGGCAGGGAACAGTTCATCCCACAGCGGATCGAACTGCTGCAGGACCGTGCGGGCGTCGGTCTCAATGATGTCGCCGTCAAGCGCTCGGGCCGCCTTCCACGTGCCCGCCACGATTTCGGGCTGGCGGAACACGGCGCGAAGCTGGTCGATGACCGCCGCCTCGATCTCGCCTGCAGGCACGCGGCCGACGGGGCACGATCCGGCGCCATGCTTCAGCACGGTCTGGCTGACGTAGTAGCGGTAGAGCCTGTTGCCCTTGCGGGTGTGGGTCGGTGAGAAGGCCGCGCCATCGGGTCCGAAGAGCAGCCCTTTGAGCAGCGCGGGTGTATCGGCGCGCGTGCGGGCGGCGCGCTTGCGGGGGCTCTCCTTCAGGATAGCGTGGACCTTGTCCCAAACACCCATGTCGATGATGGCATCATGCTCGCCGGGATAGCTGTCGCCCTTGTGCACGGCCTCGCCGATATAGGCGCGGTTGCTCAGCATGCGGTAGAGGTACTTCTTGTCGATCCGGTTGCCGCGCGGGGTGCGGATGCCGCGTTTGGCAACCTCTCGCGCCAGTTCCGTGGCCGAACCGATCTCGAGGAAGCGCGCGAAGATCCAGCGAACATGCTCGGCGCGCTCGTCGTCGACGACCAACTTCCGGTTTTCGACGCGATACCCATAGGGAGGCACCCCGCCCATCCACATGCCCTTTTTACGGCTTGCGGCGACCTTGTCGCGGATGCGCTCGGCTGTGACTTCACGCTCGAACTGAGCGAAGCTGAGCAGGATATTCAGCGTCAGCCTGCCCATCGATGTGGTCGTGTTGAACGACTGCGTCACCGACACGAAGGTCACGTCATTGCGGTCGAACACCTCGACCAGCTTGGCAAAATCGGCCAGCGAACGGCTGAGGCGGTCGATCTTGTAGACAATGACCACGTCGACCAGCCCGTCCTCAATATCTGCCATCAGCTGCTGCAGGCCCGGGCGGTCTAGCGTGCCGCCAGAAATGCCACCATCGTTATACTGATCGCGGACGAGCACCCAGCCCTCGGAGCGCTGGCTTGCGATATAGGCCTCGCAGGCCTCTCGTTGCGCATGCAGGCTGTTGAACTCCTGCTCCAGCCCTTCCTCGGAGGATTTGCGCGTGTAGATCGCGCAGCGGAGCTTCCGGACAATCGGCTTGGTCATGCGCCCCTCCGGTGGTTTTTCAGTCCAAAGAAGACCCAGCCGTTCCAGCGTGTGCCAGTGATGGCGCGAGCAATCGCGGAGAGCGATTTGTAGGGGCGGCCCTGCCAGTCAAAACCGTCGGCGGTGACGGTGACAACATGCTCAACGCCCTTCCATTCACGGATCAGCCGCGTACCGACAATGGGCGTCAAGTCAGCGCGGACTCGGCTCTTTTTGCGGTCACCGCCGTCCAGCTGTTCTCCAAGGGCTTCCAACCTTTTCACGGTCTCAGGCTTCAGACCGCCATAAGCCAGTTCCTGGATGCGGTACGCGAGGCGGCTTTCGAGATAGCGCCGGTTAAACGGCGGCGGTTCGCTGTCGAACAACTCCCGCCATTGCGCCTTTAGGTCCGGCGTCGATGTGGTCTTGAGCGCGGCCAGGCGCGCGGGGATCGGATCGTGGGTCGTCATACATTTCTCCGGTGAGTTGGAGTTGCATGACGCCATTCGTCGGCCTGATAGTGTAGTCCACTTTCTCCCGTATCGTCAGATACTTCCACCCGATCACGCATCCGCAACCGAACCAGCCCGAGAGCCAGCAGGCCGCATAGTTCGGCGCGGCGTTCCGCGGGCGTCATGTAGTCGGGTGGCAAGGGGTTGGGTCGTTTCATGTCTAGGGCGGCCGTGCTTGCTGGTGTCGTTACCAACCAAAAGCCACCTGGCAGCCCTTTGTGGGACATGCGCTTTGGACTGCCAATTGAAGTGCGAACAGGTAGTGAACATCGACCCTTGTGGAACTGCCTTTCGTCAACGATTATCGGAGGTTGAATCAAGTTGAGAGACAGCATGCATTGAGAGGTGAGTTCATGGCGCGCAAAGCAATTCCGATCGGTCCAAATATTCTTGCGTTGATCGAAGATGCGCGCATCGACCTTGCTCGAGCAGCGCTTGCCGTCCGAGAGGGCGAAAACGAGCCAGATTTCGCCCTGCCAGATAACCCATCTGACCTGACAGATGATGGTGCCGTGGAGGCGTTTCGGCTGGACCTCATCCAAACGCTCTCTGAATTTGACCAGGATGAACTGCGACCGGCAGAGCAACGATCACGCCGAATCCGGGCGCTCGCCGACGGAAAGGGCGTGACCTCCCTCATGACCATTGTCGATCAGCAACTTGATGATGCGCAGTCGCAGGAGTTCGACCGGCAGCCAGACCAGCTCTGCAGAAGCATTTGGACCTATCTCAATGCGCGTGAAACGTTTGAGGACGCGGAAAGCTTTCATTTTGCACGACAGTTTCGTGAGCACGGAAAGCTATATGACGCCTTCGAGGTCGAGCTCGAAAACCATGTCGCCCTCGATGCGACCGCAATCGACGAGGTGGTGCTGGCAGCCAGGATCAAGGGGGTGCTCGAGCTGAAACCCGAGATTTTCTGCACGGTGAAAGCGCTCGATCTGCCCGCAACTGAAACACACCCGGCGTCCATCATGTTGATCGTCCGGCATGGCGGGCCGCTGTCCAGCGTCTATGACTATCGACATGACGGACGCAGGGGAACCATCTACTATCGCCCACCCAACGAGGCGACGCTTATTTACACGCCGTCGCTCCGCCAGATTGAGGTCTGCGCGGACAGCCCCGTGGTGCGCCAGACGGTTAGCGACTCGTTCGCCGAAGTTGCCCTCGACCACGACATCTCGCAAAAACCGCTGACGTGGAAGCGTTACAACCTCTCGCGGTTTCGTACCTCGCTTCGTCTGCAGCCGCCGGAAATCGATGGTTATGCATTCGCGTTTGTCCGAGTTGTGGAAGCCGAGATCCGGCTAGGGATCTGGCGCCGCAAGCTCCAACTGAAGGTCGCCGTCGATGACGATATTGAAGAGGTTGCGGACAAGTATCTTGGGGCCCGAAACATCTTTCGGCGTGCGGAAGCGTTCAGTCGGATTGCCATTGCTGTCGCCTACAACCGTGTCGGTGATGAAAAGGAGCGGACGCTCAATCTCACGATCTCCGGCACGAAGAGCTGTAACCTGCAAAGCAAGACGGATCCCGAAGAGCGCGCCCTGGGATTCGCTCTATTGAAAGAATTGGGGATCCTGAGCGCATTCCGGCAGATCGCGCCCGATGACCTTCAGACAATCTTCCCCCAACTGGTGCAACTCCATGACCGCGTTGAAGATGAGGTCAGCGGAGGATACTTGCTGGAACTCGGGCTCGACGCCAGTCGCCTGATCGAGGGTGGGCTGCTTGAGCGACGCGACCGTCAGGATGTGGTCCTGATCGACGATGACGACGTTGACGGCGAAGGCACCGTGAAGCCGTCGGCGACAGAGGGCATGGTCAACACGGTGGGCCCGTTCGGCGAGGACGCAGGCAAGCGCCCGGTGTCGGATGTCGAGATGTTCGCGATCAACGGCCAATGGCTTCACGAGACCATCATGCGGCTGATAAAGCCGCTCTTGAGCAAGCGAACGGCCCAGATCCTCGACCCGGACCTGACCCTGCTCGGCGCAATGCGGGTGGATGGTGCCGAGGTGCCCGTCTATTTCGCCCGGCGCCTAAATGACCCGAAAACTGCCCAAAGGCTGGACCTGGCTTTGCGCGCGAGAGACACAGCTGGCGTCGGCATCATCCTCGCGGCCGGTGAGGAAATGCCGTCGCATCTCGGCTCCAACGTGGTTGTGCCACTTCTATCCCATCTCGCATCGGCCGACGAGGAGTTCCTGTTCGCCCGCGACGGTATCGAACTCGCATATCGAAACAACCTCTCGCTCGCACGCGGGGGCGTGTCGCCGCGGGTCGTACGGACAGGTGCGCAGTCTGGCACCCTGTTCATTCCGGGCAAGGCGCCGCTGCACCTCACCGGGAACGATCAACTTACAATCTTCGAACGCCTTGTTGTCGCCGCCGGGAAAGGCAGCCCTGATATTCAGGTCAAAGCGCTGATGGACGGCTTCGAATCCAGAAGTCCCCAACAGACGTTCCGGAAAAACATGTGGGACAGCATTCGGGACGTCTATATCGGCAAGGGGGCAAAGAACGGATACTGGCGTCTGGTGCTAGCCGAGCAACCGACCGAAGACGTCTCCGATGCGCTGGCCGAAGGGCCCGTCTAACGTCGGTCTAACATGCGCCGGGAGACGGTCTAACAAATCGTTGATTATTGGAAAGGCTCACTCAGTCAGAGGAGCACTTCCATGCCGACTCCCATCTCTTCCCGCCAGCCAGCTAAGATCAGCTGGACCGGTGGCCAAAAATCAAAACCCACCCCTTTGAATTCTGAATGGCGCTGCACGCGCTGTGACAAGCTGCTCGGCGTTTGCCGGGACGGCCGCATGCACCTGCGTTTTGGGCGGGGTCACGAATATCTCGTGGGCTTTCCGGTTCAGGCCACGTGTCGCGGCTGCGGCTCGCTGAACCAGACGCAATCACCCGCGCGCTGAGGCGCTCATCCACCCAATTCCCTGAAATCGCAGAGACGCACGACGTCCTGACCTGGCCACGACAAGGCGCTGGACGCCTGGCCACAAGGCAGGCGTCCAATGTCCATCGCGTGGCACAAGATCCGTGATCACCTCATGTTGTCTTCTTCAACTCTCAACTTTCAAAGGAACTTCGAAGCGCTTCGTCGCAACAGCGAACCGCTCGCGCGTTTCGCTGATCCGGCCGCATTACTGGATACGATGCACGTCAGCGGCCGCGGCCCAGATCAGAAAAACCGGCTGCTGGTCGCACTGATCGGGGCCGCACAGTCCGGCGGCGCGGTTTCCGATTGTGCCCTGACGCTGATGCTGTTGGCGCTCTGGCCGGGGCTGGATGCGGTTCGGCGCAGATCGATCTGGCGCAGGGTTGGCGCTGGCGACGAAGTCGCATCCGAAATCCTTACACGAGCTTCCGAGGCCATTCGGGGTCTGGATCTGCAGCGCGTCAATTGGGTCGCGGCAACCATCCTGCGGAACATCGAGCGGGACCTGATCAGAACACGTCAACGCGAGGACAGGCACCAGAGCCTGCGCAGAGAGGCCGATCCCAACGAAATCCCGACTGACGATGAAGTGTCAGCCATCGCAAGTCCCGCACTGCTCCACCGCGATCTCGTCCGCATCATAGGCAAGGATGCTGATCTGGTGATCCGTGTGGCCATCGACGGGTTCTCTCAATCCGAGGTCGCGACCGAACTGGGGCTGTCTGAGGCGGCGACGCGCAAACGCTATCAGCGGGCAACCCGGCGTCTGCGCGACGTCCTGCAAGAATTTCGCTGATCGGGTGTCCCGATCCCTGCTGCGCGGTGGCTTTTCCCATTCAGACGCCACCGCGCGCGCCACTCAAACAGAAAGTCGACCCGCATGATCCGCAAAGCCGACCTCTTGTCCGCAGACCTCAAGCGCATCCCCGGCCTCTACCGCCGCTGGGAGCTGCCGGAAATCCTGAAGAACCAGCGTGCATACCGCATCGAGAATGCCGGTGCCCACCAGGATGGGACGCCTCTCGTGGCGGTCTTTGCCGACGCTGACGTGAGCCAGTCAGACGATCAGCAAGACGCCTCGAACCAAGCCACTGAAGCGGTTTCGGTTCCCGCAGAGACGATGTCGCGGCGGCCTGAGTAGAGGCGAAAGGAGGAGATCATGTTCATGGAAACCACACCCTTTATCACGGTCCGCGCCAGCCGACCGCTGTCGGAAATCGAGTTCGCCGCTTGGGTGGCGCAGGCTGAACCAGGCGACAGGCTGGAATATCACCGCGGCTACCTCTCGGTGGATGCCGATAAGCTCACCTCGAAGTTGGACCTGAATACGCGCGCTGAACTGGCGCTTCTGCGCGACCGTGCTTTTGGGTGCGAGGGGCAGGGCCTCGTCCACCTCGTCCAAGATCGCCTCGGGCCGGATCTCTTTTCCTATCTCGCAATCGCACGCCCCCAAACATCTCGAACCGCTGATGCCGTGACGCAGCTCGCAAATGTCGCGGCCTGACCCATCACCAAAAAAGGAGCCCCGATGACCTATCCCGAAAACACCCCGAGCGTGGACGACATGCTCAACATGACGACTGGCGAGCTGGCACAGATGCCAGCGGGCCTGCTAGCCGCACTTCAAGGCGAGCTGGATCACGCCAGTAAACAACTGAAGGCCGCGACTGCCCGGTTCAGCGCCGCCCTTGAGGTGCGTTATGCTACGCGCGCTTCAGAGGCCCGCCGCGCTTGTGGCAAGGATACAGGCACCGTGCGGCTGGCGGACGGCGACTACACCGTGGTGGCTTATCTGCCGAAACGCGTCGACTGGGATCAGGACAAACTGGCGCAGATCGCAGCGAATATCGCCGAGAGCGGTGAGGAGCCGGCCGAGTTCATCGACACCAAGTTGACAGTCTCGGAGCGCAAATATCGGGCACTGCCTGACGCCTGGCGCAAAGGGTTCGAGCCTGCGCGCACCGTGAAGGTGGGTGCGCTGAAGGTCACACTTGAATTGGGAGAGCGCGCATGAGCTTGCGCATCCTTTCCGCCGATGAGCGCCTGCGCGAAGCACAGGGTAAGACCACCATAGCGCTGTTCGGGCCGAGCGGCGCGGGCAAGACGACGTTGCTGAAGACATTGCCGCCGGCTGAGACGCTCTGCATCGATCTCGAAGCGGGTCTCAAATCCGTTCAGCACTGGCCGGGCGACAGCATTCCAGTCCGCCGTTTTGCAGACGCGGTCGATGTTGCGTGCCTGATTGGCGGGGCCAACCCGGCAGCACAACCCGATGAGCATTTCTCGGAAGCGCACCATGCGCATCTGCGCGCGCAGCATCCAGACCTCGCCGAAAGGATTGACGGCAAGCGCATCGTATTCGTCGACAGCATTACCGACTTGACCCGTCAGGCGATGGCCTGGGCCAAGACCCGACCCGAGGCCTTGTCGGAACGGACGGGCAAGCCGGACACGCGCGGCGCTTACGGCCTGCTGGCACGTGAGGTCATCGGGCTCTTGAAGCACCTCCAGCATGCGCCGGGGCGGACGGTCATCTTTGTCGGCATTCTCGAGAAGGTTGTCGACGACATGAACCGGGTGAGTTGGCAGCCGCAGATGGAGGGCGGCAAGGCCGCGCGTGAGCTGCCCGGCATCGTCGACCAGGTCCTGACGTTGGGCCTGTTCACGCAAGAGACTGGCGAGGATGGCGGCGTCAGCTGGCAATACGACCCGGACAAGGGCCAGGCGCGCCGCCTTGTTTGCAAGGCGGGTAACCCATGGGGGCTGCCGGCCAAGGACCGCAGTGGACAGCTCGATCTCACTGAGCCCCCCAACCTGGGCGCGCTGCTCACCAAGATTAACCAGACCCCGAAAGGATAATTCGATGACCTTTGATATGAACGAAGTGGCACCGCAGCAGTCCGGTGACCTGATCCCCGATGGCACCTTTGCCAAGGTGACTATGTCCATCCGCAAAGGGGGTACGGATGGTATGAGCGAGGTGGATCGTGGCCTCCTCAAACCCTCGAACCAGCCCGGTAGCGATGTGTTGATGGTGGATGCGGAGTTCACCGTGGCGGAGGGGCCATTTGCCCGGCGCAAGTTCTGGCAGAACTTCACGGTGCAGGGCGGCAAGCTTGACGAGCAGGGCCAGTCGATCGGCTGGAAAATCTCGAAAAGCCAATTTCGCGCGATGATCGACAGTGCGCTTGGCCTGAACCCGGAAGATATGAGCGACGCTGCCAAGGCAAAACGCGTGCTGCGGGGGCTTGCCGATCTCGATGGCATCACCTTCGTGGCCAAGATCCAGGTCGAGCCCAACCGGAACCCGGCCTACAAGGACGCCAATAAGCTCGACCATGTGGTCCTGCCCACCGCGCCGGAATGGCAAAAGGTCATGGCAGGGGAACAGGTCCAGGCGCAGCCCTCGAACCGCGCGCGCCCTGCAGCTGCGGCGCCAGTATCCGCCGCGCCAGCCTGGGGACAATCGCAGCCCGCCAGCAGCGCTTCGACCCCTGCATGGTCCACCGGCTCATCTCAACCCAGCGGTCAGTCGGCCGCACCTGCTGAGGCAGCCAAACCCGCTGGTGGCCCTGCCTGGTTGAACCCGTGAGCCCGGATGACTGGCAGGCGCATGTCACCACGGAAGCGGCCCTTGCCATGGGGCGTTGGTTGGAAGCGCGGGGGCGGCTCGACCGCCCCATCGCCAGCCTCACGCGAAAGGATCTCGAATGCATGGCGTCAAACGCGATCAGCCGCTTCATCGTGCTGGCCTCGGAACGCAGGACACGAGGACCCGATCCAGAGGAACGCGCAGCACTCGACCTGCTGCTCATGGGGTGAGCCGGGCAAGTCTGGCTCGCCGCATGCCCTGCGCACTCTGCGGCCGGGAAGCCCGGGGCTTCGGCTACTGCCACCAACTGCGATGGGATCGCCATCCCCATCACCGATTTTGTTCGATGGCCTGCCTCACCGTGGGCAGCGCCATCGCCCGGAGGAATTTTGGAATGATTGACAAGACAGACATGGAAATCCGCGCAATCCGCGAGGCCCGGCGCGATCTGGCTGAGGCGCTGACCGAGATGGGGCTGATGGAGGCCTTCTTCGACCGCTCGGCCGAGGAGATCGACTGTCTGATTGAGGCCTGTGTGGACGGGTTCCAGACCTCCATGCGCCGCCAGTCGGACACCGGCGATATCCCCTTTTGATCGGAGGCCGACATGCTTGACCTGAACCACAATTCTGGCTTTGTCTATGGGCGCGAGGCCACCGACCCCCAGCCACTCGGCGCCCGGATCAATACGCGACTGGATGCGGCGCTCGAAGCAGAGCGGCAAAGGCAGCAGCCCCGCGACTATCTTGGCGCCAGCCGCATCGGTGAACCCTGTGCGCGCCGGCTTGTCTATGAATTTACCAAAACCCCGGTTGATCCCGGCAAGGAATTTGCCGGGCAGACATTGCGCATCTTCGAGGCAGGTCATGTCTTTGAGGATCTGGCAATCCGCTGGCTGCGTGCAGCAGGGTTCGATCTGCGCACGCAAAAGCGCGACGGCGGCCAGTTCGGCTTCGAGACCGCGGGCGGCCGGATCCGCGGCCATGTCGACGGCGTTATTGTTGATGGCCCGGAGATTGGCCTGACCTGGCCGGTGCTGTGGGAGCACAAGGCGCTGAAGGCCACAAGTTGGAATGACACCGCGAAGAAGGGCGTGCAGGTTTCAAAGCCGGTCTATTTCGCGCAAATGCAGATTTACATGGCCTATATGGCACTTGAGGCCGCGCTGTTCACTGCGTTGAACAAGGATACCTGCGAGCTTTACCATGAATATGTGCCTTTCGACGCTGCCGAGGCTCAGGCGCTCTCTGACAAGGCAGTCGATGTGCTGCGCGCCGCAGATGCAGGTGATCTTCTGCCCCGCATTGCCGCGCACGCCGATTTCTACCTCTGCCGCTTCTGCCCCTTCAGCCGGCGCTGCTGGTCGGAGGTGCGGTGATGAGTATAGTTGTCTCAGAGGCGCAAGCCGAAGCGATTAGGGCCATCCGCGACTGGTATCGCCACCGCACACACGAACAGCAGGTCTTCCGCGTTTTCGGATATGCAGGGGTGGGCAAGAGCACCATTACGGCCATGGCGATTGAGGCGCTCGGCCTTGAGCCCATGACGCCTGGTGGTTTGGGCGGTGTGCTCTTCGCCGCCTTCACAGGCAAGGCTGTTCTGGTCATGACACGCAAGGGGACGCCGGCACAGACCATTCACAGTCTGATCTATCGTATTTCCGAAGCCTCGCCTGAGGAAATCGCGCGTGTGACAGAGGAACTGGCGGCGCTGGAGCGGGACCTGCCGCGCATGGGCGTGGCCGAGCGCGGCTTTGCCGAGGCCCAGATTGCGCAGCTTAAGCTCCGGCTTGACCACATCCATGAGCCGCAATTCGTGCTGAACCCGCAATCCGATCTGCGCGATGCCGATCTCCTGGTGCTCGACGAGGTGTCTATGGTGGGAAAGCAGATGGCCGAGGACCTTCTGGCCTTTGGCAAACCGATCCTCGTGTTGGGCGACCCCGGGCAATTGCCGCCTGTTGGGGAGGAGAGCTTTTTCACCGATGCCGAACCGGACGTCATGTTGACGGAAATCCACCGTCAGGCGGCGGACAGCCCGATCCTGCGTTTGGCCACGATGGCGCGGCGGGGCGAGCCCATTCCCTTTGGCGGGTTCGACGAGAATGTCTGGAAGATGCCGCAGCGCGAGGTGATGCCGGGGCAGTTGCTCAACGGTGGGCAGGTGATCTGCGGCAAGAACGCGACGCGCCGCCGTCTCAACATGGGGATGAAGCTGGCCGCCGGGTTTGACGCCGACTATCCAACTGGCGCTGGTGAAAAGATCATTTGTCTGCGTAACCGCAATGATCTTGGCCTGATCAACGGCATGTTTCTGACGCTCAGCGCAGTGCGCGCGCATCCACATAATCCTCGGGCCTTCTATGCCGCAGTCCAGACCGAGGACGGGGTTGCGATCGACGGTGAGCACGAGTTCTGGCGTGGCGAATATGACGATCATGTCGTCTTTGCCCCGAACCGCCACCGTCAGGACTGGGTACAGCGCCACGGTCTGATCGAGACCAGCTGGGGCTACGCCATCACCTGCCATAAGGCCCAAGGTTCATCCTTCGGCACGGTTGTCGTCTTCGACGAAGGCTTTGGTCGCAGCGCCGAGGATTACAAGCGCTGGCTCTACACCGCTATCACCCGGGCCGAGCATGGCCTGCTGATCCTTTCATGAAGGGGGCGTTCCAATGACCGCAGCTGTAATCGACTTCAACGACGTCGCCCCCGCCCATGCCCAGCCTGTGCGCTATGATCTCGACCTGATCGTTCAGCGTCTCCGTGAAACGGCAGAGAACTGGGTGCCGCGGTTGTTTCCCAACGGCAAGCGTGTCGGCGACGAGTGGCGGCTGGCCAATATCCGCGGGGACGCCCCGCGCAACACGGGCTCTTGTGTCATTGCCCTGCGCGGTCCGCATGCCGGCGACTGGATCGACTTCGACGGAAATGAAGGTGGCGGGCCCATCAGCACGCTGGAGGCCGGAACGGGGCTCATGGGGCGCGCTCTGATTGTCGAGGCTGCAGACATGACCGCTGTGACCGCGGGGGCACCAGCGCGTCAGGCATCTGTGGTCACGGCTACGTCGAAGCGGGACGCGGGGCAGGAGATCGCGCATATCCTGTCTGGTGCTGTGCCGATTCAGGACACGCCCGCTGCCGCGTATCTCGCGGGCCGTGCCTTGGACGTGCCCGATGCAACCGACTTGCTGTTTCATGAAGATCTGACGCACTGGGAAACCAAGACCGGCTATGCTGCGATGTTGGGGCAGGTGCGCGATCGCAGCGGAGAGGTCATCGGGCTGCACCGCACCTACCTTGTTGAGGATGTAAACGAGGTTCGTAAGGCGCCAGTTGCCAAACCCAAGATGATGCTGGGCCGCATTGCAGGTGGCGCCGTCAGGTTGGCATCGATCGGTAAAGATGGTCGCCTCGCACTCTGCGAAGGCATCGAAACCGGCCTTGCGGTGGTGACGGCCTGCCCGGACCTGCCGGTCTGGGCGACCTTGTCCACCTCAGGGCTGGAGCAGGTCGACTTGCCGCCTGCTGCCCAGCGTGTGCTGATCCTGGCCGATCATGATGCCTCCGGCGCCGGTCTGCGGGCCGCCGAGGCCGCCGCCCGCCGGCTGCGCGCCCAAGGCCGAGATGTGGCGATCGCGATGCCGCCCGAGGAAGGCGAGGATTTCAACGATATGTTGCTAGGGGCGGGATCATCATCCATTGCCCAGTTGATCTCGGCCACTGAACAGGAGGTCGATGCCGACGCTGTACTGCAAATCGGCCAGCACCGGCCGCTGAATTACCAAGGCAGCGGCAATGACATCCCCGTCCTGCGCGCTGATGAGGGCGATCTGGGCCGAGCTGTGGCGCAGGTCTGGAGCGTGGTCATGGCCTCGAACCGCACGCCCTGGGTGTTCCGTTTTGCAGGCCAACCGACCTGGGTTGTGCCGGACGATGAAGGCCGCCCTGTCGCTACGATCCTGAATGAAGAGCGTCTGCGGCACATGCTGGCGCGACTGGCCCGCTGGGTGCGCGAAAACGCCAAGGGAGATTTGATGCCTGCGCCGCCGCCGGTGGCCACGGTCAAATCGGTTCTCGCTACGCCTGACCCTGCGCTGCCCGTGCTCACGGGCATCGTCAACACGCCCGTCTTCGGACGCAGCGGCACGCTAATCACGGCCCCGGGATACCATCCTGATGCGCGGCTGCTCTATGTGCCCGCACCGGGCTTCACCGTGCCGGATATTCCAAAGCGCCCCACAGAAGCGGAGATTGCTGCGGCCCGCGAGTTGATCTGCGACGACCTCTTCGGTGACTTCCCTTTCACCGGTGAGGCGGAACGCGCCCATGTTGTGGCATTGCTGCTGCTTGGCTTCCTGCGCGGCATGATCGATGGGCCCACGCCGCTGCATTTGATCGAAAAGCCCACGCCGGGCACGGGCGCTACGCTCATGGTGGACGCCGTGGCCACGATCCTGACCGGCACCGGGGCCAGCGTCATGACGGAGGGGCGTGACGACGAGGAATGGCGCAAGCGCGTCACCGCAAAGCTACGCCAGATCCCCTCGATCATTCTGATCGACAACCTGCGGGCCAAGCTCGACAGCTCTGCCGTCGCCGCAGCGCTTACCGCACCTTTCTGGGAGGACCGCGTGCTCGGGGCGTCGGAGATGACGCGGCTGCCGATCCGCTGCCTCTGGATTGCCACGGGCAACAACCCCGAGTTCTCAAACGAGATGGCCCGCCGCCTCGTGCGCATCCGTCTCGATGCCAATGTGGAGCAGCCGTGGCAGCGCAAGGGGTTTCGCCATCCTGACCTCATGGTTTGGATCCGCGCCAACCGCGCGCGCCTCGTCGCCGCCTGCCTGACGCTCTGCCAGGCCTGGATTGCCGCGGGCAAACCGCGCGGCAGCAAGACTATCGGCTCCTATGAAAACTGGGCGCAGGTCATTGGGGGCGTATTGGAAGTCGCCCGTATTCCTGGCTTCCTCGACAACCTCGAGGACATGATGGCGGCCTCCGATAGTGAGGGTGCGGGCTGGAGTAACTTCATTTCAGCTTGGTGGGATCGGTTTGGAACTGGGTCTGTGCTGACCTCGGATTTGTTCGACGTCGCAGCGTTTTGTGATCCTGCTCCACCGATCCATGGCGCTACCGAGCGCGCGCAGAAAATCGCTTTTGGGAAAGCGATCTCTCGCATGAGGGACCGAGTGTTTCGAATTGGCTCGGTCCATGTGCGAGTACGAAAGGCTGGTATCGAGCACAAGGCTGCCCGCTGGAAACTCGAGCTTTTTGAACGCAAGCCGCATCAAGGCATGATCGTTCAACCTAGGGCTGGGGAATGTCAGGGGGCTGAGGGGAATGTTGAAACGCAACATTCCCCTGGGCAAACCATTGATAACATTAGCCAAAGGGAATGTGGGGAATGTGGGGAATGTTTTTCCGCCCTCTCACACACGCGCATGCGCGCACGCGCGCACGATAGGGATGGCCCCGGAAAACATTCCCCACATACCCAACATTCCCAAAGTATCGAAAAATCAAATGGTTACGAAGGGGAATGTTTGGGGGAATGTCCAAACTCACCTTCCCAACATTCCCCAAAGCCCGATTGGCTGAAGGAACTCGACCCATGAGCCCTCTGACGATCGCACCGCTTCATCCGACGACGGCGGCCGGTACCGCCAAGCATCAACCGCCGTCGTCTTCCACCCGAGCAGGCCACCAGAACAGGAGACCACCCATGGCTGATACGACTTTGTCCAGCGCCGCAGTTGGCGCAACCCCGAAAATGCCGCCGTCCGAGCGCGGTCGCACAATCCTTGCCCTCGACCTCGGCACCACAACCGGCTGGGCCATCCGAGGCTTCGATGGCCTCATCACCAGCGGCACCGTCAGCTTCAAGCCCGGCCGCTACGATGGCGGTGGTATGCGTTATCTGCGCTTCACCAACTGGCTCACGGAGATTGACCGACTCTCTGGTCCGATTGCCGCGATCTGGTTCGAGGAAGTCCGCCGCCACGCGGGCACAGACGCGGCCCATGTCTACGGCGGTCTGATGGCGACGCTGACCGCTTGGGCCGAGTTGCGGGGAATTCCCTATCAGGGCGTCCCAGTTGGCACGATCAAGCGCCACGCCACCGGCAAGGGTAATGCACCGAAGCAGGCGATGATAGCGGCTGCACGGCAGCGTGGGTTCAGCCCCACAGATGACAACGAGGCGGATGCCATCGCGATTCTGCTCTGGGCGATTGAGACGCAGGGAGGGTTGGTCTGATGGGTATGCGCTTCACTCCCAAAGGCTACGGCGGCCAACGCCGTGATCCTGAACAGGTCAAACGGGACGGCTGGCACGAACAAGGCGTGCTGGCTGTCAGCGTCGACGATCACCGACTGACTTGGCCGGAACGGGAACTGGTTCGCCAGCTGGGCGAGAAGCTATATGGCAAGCTGCCAGCCGTGAGGGAGGTGCGTCATGGCCGATGAATGGACACGGGCAATGGTAGCCGACCGGCTGGACCTTGCGGCGGACGTGATGCGGTCCATGCCGCCGGTTCGCCCACAGGGTTATGTCAGCGCCTGGCCGGAATGCGTTTCCACCTTCGCCGATCAGGTCGAGCAAGAACCGAGCATGAAAAAGCCTCTGCCATCGCCGCGGATGGTCACGCAGGCCGATGAGGCGATGCTGTGGCTGCGGTGGGTCGACAAGGACATCGGCCAGATCCTCTGGGCGCGGGCCAATCGCAAGCCGTGGAAGCGGATCACATGGCACCACGGGATCAGCCGGGCTACGGCACACCGGCGTCATGAGTATGGGCTGGCCGTGATCGTCTGGAAGCTGAATGGCAGAACCGTGCCGCGCAAGCGGTCGATGGAGTACGTGATCGGGCAGACGGTGTGACCCTTGGGGCGGTCGCGTTGTGGCCGTCCTGTCAACCCCTCTCGTGCAAGTGAGACACTTTTCGGTGAGACACCGGAAAGCAAGACAGATGTCGAGCGAGACGCTATAAAACAGATAAGATGACCGTCGTGTGGCTGAGAGAGCCGTGTCGGTTTGAACGGGTTTGTGGGAGTGTAACTGGTGACCGTTTGTCCGAAAAAACTGTCTATGGTCGATTTTGTGAGACACGTAACCCATTGAAATTGAACGGGTCCTTCCTGTTCGTGACCGTATACGGGGGGGCGAGGCGCGAGGCTTTCCCAGTGACATCGCGGAAAATACCCGTTTCGTTTCGTTTTGACGCGAACCCCAATAAACACTGGGCCTGAAGGCTCGTAAAAC